AGAAGTAGTGCTGAAAATATATCTTATTTTAATGATACTTCATCAAAAAAAGATATATTTTCAGCACTACTTCTATTATATTTATTTATAATGTCAGCAGATTTAGCTGATGCTGTTGATTTACTTTTAATCATATTAAGAAGTTTTTGTGAACGTATTTGCATTTCACCACGCAAATTAGGCCACTCATCTTCTTTGATGCCAAGTGATTTAAAATTAATTTCTTTAGGTTTACCTGTTGCTAAATCAGTTACTGTTACAGTTGCTCCAGGACCTTGTAATAACATTATATTTATTTGCTCTAAATTTTTTGCTGTTGCTGCTAAACCTGATGCACTCATCATATCTTTAGTTACATAAGGTGATAATGATTTTCCTAATTTTAAACTTGCTTGAATAGCAGGAACTCTACTTAATAAATCTGCTCCTGCAGGATTGCCTTTGGCTGATTGTATATTTGCTTCTGCTATTAGCTCATCTAATTCTATTGCTGTTTGTTCTGGATTTATAATACTACCAGTAACAGCTCTTTCTAAAAAATCGTTTGTTTGTCTGGTCATTTTAGCATTTGCTACTGTTTCTCTAAGAGCAGTATGTTTATTGGTTAATTCATTTTTAGCTGATATAAGAGTTGCATTTATTTTGCTACGAAAACTATCTTCTAATCCGTCTGGTAAATTTTCTATAATTGCTTGTAATGGTTCTTCTATAGCAACATCAAACCCTTGTGCTACTTGACCTGTAGTATTGTTAATATTAATCTTACCTTTCATATCTGCTTTAATATTAGCAATAATAGTTTTTGCATTTTCAGCAGTTGCATCTATGTAATTACCGACTACTTCTTCATCAAACTCAGTAGTCGCCCAGTTAGTTTTTAATTGATCTTCTGGTCTTTTATATCCTGCTGCAATCTTGGTTGTTACACCATTTTCATCTGTATAATCTTCATAGATAATATCTAGATTTTCTGCTAACTGTTTACCTAATGCTTTTTCTTTTTTAATCTTTATATCTTGATAGTAATTATTATAAGTTTGTACAGCATCTACTATAGAACTAGAAGATATAGCAGATGCTACAGCTTTAGCACCACCGCCTCTAGTAACACCAATCTTTGCTGCTGTTACTCCTACCTGTCTCTTTTCTTTTACAAATGCCATTTACTTATCCTTTGGTGGTGGTGGTGGTGGATTTCTATATCCATCATATTCTGTATATAAAGTTGCGCCACCTTTAAGTAACGCTTTGTTAAACTCTCCTCTAGCTTTAATCTTACTTGCTAATAACTCTCTTTCTACATCTGATGCTTTGTATGATAAGTCTCGTCTAGTGTTAGCTGCGTTTAATGCAATAGCATTTAAGTCTCTTTTAGCTTTACCTTTGTTACTAGCTAAGAAAGCCTGGAAGCTCATACTACCTTCTGTCATACCACTTGGCGATAGCAAGGATCTATTGGTAGCTAATGTTTCTAACATTTGCTCTTTTCTTAAATTGGTATCTTGTGTGGTTTCAATAAGCAGTTGAGTTCTTTCGTCTTTAATTTGCTCTCTTTGTTCACGTGCAGCATCTTCCGCAAAAGCTATTTGACTTTTGCTTTCTGCTCGAGCCATCATAATACTAGCTCCTGCTACTGCTGCTTCAATCGTACACATTAGTAATAAACCTCCGATGTTATGCCTAATACCCTCATTGGTAGTGGTGCTGTTTGCGATACTGTCAATGTAGGATCTACTTCATATCCAAGCGTATGTACTTCTCTTTTGCCTGTCAAGGATTGTAATCCAGTTGTATCATCATTAGGATTACTGCCAATTAAAACTTGATTAGAATTAATCGTAACATTATATGTGGTTGATAATTCTAATACAGCTTTACCTATCTTTCTTGGTTTACCTGTTAATACACCATCACCTAATCTAACATCTTGTGGCAAAGTTTCTACGGTGATGTCATAGTCCATACCTATATCACAAGCTGCTGCTGGTGATGGAAAAGTAACTGTACCTGCTGATGTTACTACGCCACTACCATAATAGAAAAAATCTCCATCTTCTGTAGAGCCTGATGTTGCATGTACTGTTTTACCTATCTGGGTAATACCAGTAAAAACACGACTGGTCAAAAATACTAAGTCAGTATTATCACTTACTGATGCTGTAGCTGGGCTAACTGATTTTATATATTCATTAGTTGTGCCAGTTGCTGTAACACTTGTAACAGTATGTGTTGTACCAGTACCAGCAAACTGAAAAGTATCTCCTTGATTAGGACTAGCTGTTGCTCCATCAATTATAAATTGACTTACACCACTTGATATTGCGCCTTTGTTTTTTACTGTACCATGTGGTTGATAACTAGCTGACATAGTTTTAGTAAACGACATATCAGTTGGTATATCAAATTGTGTAGTAGCAAACTGCTCAAGATAATATGCAGTACTACTATTAATAGTTCTCTCTACTAAAGAAAAAATAGTTGATGACAAACAAGCAATAGACTTGTAGTTACCATCTGTATTCCATTGTGTCCAACCAAATATTTTTTGTTCTTTTTGACTATTGTATATACACATAGTGCCGTCATTGTTTACTAAAAAGTATAGTTGTTCAGTTCTATCTGGTAGAGATGTAGCTGTTGCTGTATCTGTTGGGCTTTTAATTAAATGTGATGACTCCAGGCTAGTATTGTTACTATCAAATAATTCTGTGGTTGAGGCAAAAACATAATCCCTTATGTTCTTACCATTCTTTTGTATATATAAAGTACCACCATCAAATGGTCTTGGCATACCAGCTTGTTGTACACCAAAAGATGTTTGTCTAATAATCATAGAATCAGTTGGTGTTATATTCTTACCTGTTTGTGGTCTAAGAAAAAACTCAGCACCACTGGTAAATATTTCTAATACACGCCCTGATACTAAATGTCTAATCTCATTAATTTGATCTGATGCTATTTGCATTTGCAGACTTTCATCATCTAATGCTTTACCAACATCAAAGTTAAAAAATGATCCTACTTTGCTAGAAGTTAAATAGTCAGGTGCTGTTGCACTTCCACCAAAATATAATCTTTGTTCGTGAAAACATACTGCTCTAGGAAATCCATTAACTTCACTATACAGTTGTTCATCCCATTTTCTTGTAGGTGGATGTCCTACTATTTTTACATTAGCACCACCACCATCTACAGACTCTGTTGCTGTATCACTACTACCTGCCGTATAACTAAATCTATCATCATCTATAACAGTAATACTAAATGTACCATTGATATTAGCTGTTGCTAGTCCATTGCCATCTACATCAAATATGTCTTGTGCGCCTGATATAGTAATACTTGCACCTGTTGAAAAACCATGTTGAGGCATGGTTACTTCTATTACACCACTACCTTGTGTAGTTCTTAATGGTGTGTCATCAAGTTCTATAGATACATCATCAAGCAATGTACCTGTTACTACAGTTGCAGAGGTATAACCTGTAATAAATATTTCTGCACCATGATAACGTACTCTAGTATTAACATAAGAGCTTGTCCAATAATCAGCAGATGTTGTTAAAGTTACGCCTGTTGTTCCTTTAGCTGTTTGATTTATATCTAGTGTTATAGAATCATTAGCAAATTTAAAATAAGGTTGATAAGTTTTCTCACCATTAACACTTACATCAAATTGAAATGCTGTTAAAGTAAATGTAGTTGCACCAGTTCTTTGTAATATTCTAGGTACAAAATTTTTATGAGCAATAATCATTGTATCGCCTTGCTGAGTTACTGTTAGTTCCATTAACTCTGCTGTAGCAATACCTGTAGATGTAATAGTTTGCAATAAAGTTCCATTGCTACTATAAATAGTTATAACTGTATTAGTAAAAAGTATTATATATTCTTGATCATCACTAAAAATAAATGGTTCTATTCTACCATTGCCTGGAGCAGTAGCACGATAGACTGTGCCTGGTCGTCTTTCTATGCCACCTTGATTAAGAGTTAATACATTACGAGCTTTTTTTAATCCTTGCTCGTATGCTACAACATCAACCCTAGATACAATCTTAGGATCTAGTTCGCCTCTTACAAAACTGGCTTGATGTATTCTCTGTGTAGGCATCCATTAGCTCGATACAGTTGCGTTAACATTATTAAAATGAGTACGATTTCTTCTATTACGTATTCTGTTAACATCCATACGTTTAGTTGTTTGAGCTTGACCATCAGTAGATTTAGCTATAGCTATTTGTCCTAATGCTCTATTTCTATATAACTCAGACAAACTATCATTTCTTGCAATCGCACCTGCAAATAAACTAGCAAGTTCAAATACCATACATTGTTTAAAGTACGGAGGAAACTCTGCTTCACTAGCTTGGAATGTATAATCACAAATCAATGTATCACCTGAACCTGTGTCAGCAAAAATCTTATCACCATATCTATCATAAGCAATCACATTGTCATTAACAGTTACTGTATGTATTAACAATGCATCTGCTGGTAATTGATAAGATGCTTGAAATCTACCTAATGGATTCTCTGCTAACTTAGTTAGCTGTACTTGTTTAGTTGCAAATCTCCAGCGTATTCTGGTAATCATTGCTTCTAATGTTGATTCGTATAATTGTCCAGCTACAGTTGATTCTGTTGTAGCTTCTTCAAAGCTAGTTATTATGTTAGCACCCACTAGCACAAGGGCTTTGTTGCATATATCAAATCTAGTTTCTGATAACATAATACCTCTCTATAAAAAGATAATGAGGGAAGGGTGTAGTCGTGCCTTCCCTCAAGATCAATAGTACTTACGTACCGTTAGTTGTTGTAACAGTTGCCGCACCTGATGCTGATGTAACTCCTAATAAATCAAAAGTTACTGTACCACCAGTAGTTCCTGCTACCAATATCATATCGTACTGTTTCAAGTTTGCAGTTACGTCATTGAAGTAACCACTACCTGCAACTGTACCAGGAGCATCTGCTGTAGTGTAATGCCAAACATTACCAGTTCCGCCACCTGCGACTAATTTTAAATTTGCTGCTGTTAAAGCCATGATTAACCTCCCTTATTCAGTAATCTGGATTTGCATGAAGCCTTCTGGATCTATTGCAACGGCCTGCATACTCATCATTGATGTTGTTAAATGACTTACCTTCTCAGGAACATAGTTTACCTCAGTCTTAACATCAGCACCTGTAGCAAGGCCGATAGCAGATTTATGGTAAGCATGACAATCTCTAGTTGTACTAGCAAGTGTCAATCCTGAATGTGTGAAGAATAAGAACCCTAACCATCTCTTAGCAGTCATACCACCTGAATAAGGTAGTTCGCTTTCGCCTACATATTCCGCTCTTGAGAATTGGTCTAATTGTAACAAGTCAGCCCAACCAGCAGGTGATACTACAAAATATCTTTGACCATCATCAGGGACATCAGCTTCACCAAATGTCTCATATGTTGTCAACGCTTTTGCAAGTGTCAATGCCGCAGAACCATGAGCAATATTTGCAGAGTTTGAACCTGCATCTAATACGTCAATGATTAGTTGGTCTGTTTGTCTACCTAAAGCTGCCGCAGCAGATTGAGCTAGAACTTGTCTTTCGTCTATGTTTGTTTTTAACTCATCGAGTGTATCAACATAATCACTTGCGTAGTAATCAGCTAGTGTTACGTCAACTGTGCTGTGAGCAATATCCATTGTTGGAACTTCGGCATGACGATTCTTAGTAACGGCTGTACCTTTCCCTACTTTCTGGAAACGTGCTTGGCTACCTTTTACATTTTTAGTCTGCCTTACAGTATTCGCTAATTTCGAACCCATACGTTGATATGCCATATGAACTTCTGCTTCAAACTGTTTAATAAAGGCAGTTGATATTGATGTACTCATCTTTTATCTCCTGTTAAATTAAATTAATATTTCACAGTTGTCCTTTATCCTTCAATTCGGTTGTCCATTTAGGGCCTATCTCCGAAATAATGGGCTGTATGTCTACATCTACTTTTGGTAGATGCTTATAAAAGTAATACATTTCAACACCTTTTACAAGTGTTGGTTCTGAATTAAAGGTAAATTTTTGCCATTTAAGCCATTTAATACTGCGTTTATGCTCTGCTGTTATAAAATTATAGACATATTTGTAATGAGATTCTAAGTAAACAAGCCATCTTATGTTTGCTTTTAAAAATTCTTTCTTATGTTTTTCTAATAAATCAGATGATAAAAACCATATTGCACCTGTTTTAATATTAGTTTTGCTTACAGGACAAGCTCCCCATATAGCAATAATTTCATCTGTATCTTTTTCAAAAATAGTAAAGGTATGTGTATTTGGTCTATTGTAGGTAAACGGTAGAAGTAAAGCTGTTAAAGGATCTAATCCCATAACAGCTACTTCATATTTATCTAGTTGTTTAAGGTTTGGTGCTAATCTAAAACAATCATCTGGGATTGTTTTTTCAAGATAGAACATTATTTTGTTAACATTCTAAATGCAGCATCTACCTTTTTAACATATGCTTCATCTCTAAAGCGTGGATCATAATACCTTTTGTCTGTCATCATAGCCCTTGCATCAGCCATAGTAAGCTGTTTTTCTGGCTGTTCATATTCATTTGATCTAACGCCTGATGATCTATTCATCTCCATAATACTTTCTAATGCTTCTATTCCTGCCGCACTTGTACCTAAAGACATTTGAATTACATCATATTGATCTGGCGGAAAGTTTTTTTGCGCCCAAGCATCTACTGCATCTACTCTAGCATTTGCATTTTCACCTAGTTTTTCCATTTCACCTTCTATATCAGGTCTTTGCCCTTGCAACATTTCAACATACGCATTAATACCATCATCATATTCTTCTTGAGTTAAACCATTTTCTTTGCATGTGTCGTTCCACCAAGAAAACATAGGGTTAGCTTGAACATCTTCTTCTGTAATACCATCTGGTAAAGCAGGTAACTCATAAGTTTCTGGTATATTTTCTGCATGTTCATTAGCAAGTTCTTCTATTAATTTTTCTTTAATAGATTCTTCTTTACCTGTGCTATATGACTCTAACTGAGTATATGACTTTGCCATTTCATCAGCATCAACCTTGCCATCTTTCCAAAACTTTTCAGGTATATGCTCTGGTCGTTCTGCTTGTGGTACTTCTTCTTGTGGTACTTCGTCTATTATTTCTTGCTCTGTAATTTCTTCAGCCATTGTTGCTATCCTCCACTATTTTTTGTGATTGTCCTTTGTTGCTTCTGCGTTGTATTAATCCAACAATATAACGTTGTCCTTCTATATGTCTTAACTGATGATCAGATACTTCTGGACCTGCTACAGTTTCAATCGTAATAGACCTTAGATAATTTAAAAATGTTTTACCTGCATCTGATGTGAATAATGCTCTTGATACTGCATTGAGTGCTTCTTCCTGATCTGGCGTTCTTTCCATACCATCAAGCCCTATTAACGTTTTAACTTTCTTTTCTGCCATGCTACACCTCATGTTGTTACAAATGTTTCACGTGAAACATTGAGGAAGCGAAGGTACTTTCATCATTAACTGTTGTGGGGGTTAAATGTGCTTCACTTCCCACTACGATAGTATAAAATTGTTACCGAAAGTCAAGGACTTATTGTTGCTCTGGTGGTGGAGGCGCTGCTTGTTGTTGTTGCATCTGTTGCATTTGTTGCATTACAGCTTCCATTTCTTGTTGTGATCTAATTAATTCTTCTGGTATACCTAATTTTTTGGCTACAAATTTAGCAACTTCTTCTTGTTTAATCATAACATTTAAAAGTTCTGGCCCTACTCTTGCCTGCATCAAACCTAAGAATCTATCTATGGTTGCAACATCTTGTTGATGTTGTGCTTGTGCTAATGGACTTGATGATTTAATTTGTACTTCTCTACCATTAACTGTAGGTACATCTATACGCCCTTGTTTTTTAAGTATATATATTACTCTTTGCAATACAGGATTAACTAGTTCTG